TTTGCCGTAACTTTTGCGGCCTGCGGAAGTTACGGTGGAAAACATGCTTTTTGATGCGCGCAAAGCGAAACTATTGAAGCCAGGCGAACATATTGTCGTTGTTGGCTGCAGCGGCTTGCGGCTCAAGGCCAGTACTGAGTCTAAGGCATGGCTCTACCGCTACGAAAGTCTTGTCGATGGCAACATGCACCAGATCAAAATTGGCAACTGGCCAGCCATGCCCGCCAGCACAGCGGTGGTGCAGTGGCAGGCACTGAAGGATAGGCGTGATGCCGGTGTTGATCCGGCACAAGAAAAGCGAGCCAAGAAACGGGAGGTGGCATCTAGCGTGTACACCGTAGCCGATATTGTGGCCGACTACATTGACGGGCATTTGCGCATCAATCGTAAGGCAGATGGGGCCAAGGCGGTCGCGGCGCGCCTGCACCGGGCGACTGAGGCGTTAGCAGATATGCCAGCGGCCAGCGTAACTCGCCGCGTAGCTTTTGACCTGATCGCCAGCCTGGCTGATACGCCAGTGGCTGCAAAAAGTGTGCGTAATGAATTGGGTGGGGCCTGGGAGCTGGCACTCGATGCCGGGCGATTGAGTGAGGACGCGCCGAACTGGTGGCGTCAGATCATGCCGGGCAAGTTGCGCAGCCGGGGCGCAATGCGGGGTGACGAGCACAAAGGCACCGCGAAACGGGTGTTGTCTGAGTCAGAGCTGGTCAAGCTGTTGCAGGATGACTTCAGCCTGTTGTCGGATGTGGTGCAGGATGTGCTGACCTTGTACCTGTGGACGGCAACCCGGGGTGGCGAGATTGTGCAGATGCACGCCAGCCAGATCACGCAAGAGCCGGATGGCTGGTGGTGGACGCTGCCCAAGGCGATCCAGAAAAACGCCAAGCGCGATAAGGCGTCGGATCTGCGCGTGCCACTTGTCGGGCGGGCGCTGGCGGTGGTGCGGCGTCGATTGCCCCCTACCGGCTACCTGTTCCCATCCACATCGAAACAAGGCTACCCAGCGCAGGCCGGGATTCAGTCGCAGGTCAATTTCCGCCAGCCGTACTGCGTGCAGCGCCCGGATGTGACCCGTACCCGGCTCAGTGTGACGCACTGGTCGCCGCATGACCTACGCCGCACGGCACGCACGATGCTGGCCGGGCTGGGCTGCCCCAATGATGTAGCTGAATCCATTCTGGGCCACGTTCAGCCAGGCATTCAGGGCGTGTACAACATCCATACCTACGACAAAGAGCGCCGGGTCTGGCTGCAATGCCTATCCGACAAGCTCGACACGCTGGTGGCGCACACCGCAATTTTCAACCGGCAGGATGCTTGATGCAGGGCGGGCCTCACACCATTCCTCGACCTCGCGCACCAGCCAGCCGACACGCTGAATTGTGAGTTGGCGCGGCTGCGGGAATGACCCTGTAGCGACCAATCGCTCCATTGACTTGACCGACAGGCTGATATATGACGCAACGGCTTCGCGGTCAAGGTAGGCGGGTTTTAGTCTTTTTTCAGTCATACCTTCTTCGCTTCCTGCTTGACACCCTTGAAGGCGTTGCGGATGTCGGTTGCGAAAAAACTGCCGACGGACTTGCATTGCCCCAGCGCGTCGATCTTCTCTTGCGGGACGTTGTCGTAGTGGTACGTGGCGCCGCTGCTGAACGTGATCGCCAGCGTTTTGCTTTCCGCGTCGTAGCCGTGGTGGCTGATGTTTGAGGACTTGCAGGCCGTCATGCTGATGACGGGTGCTGCCTTGGGTTTGGACTGATCAGACATTCCGGCTCCTGGAAGGGTTGGGCTGCACGGCCTCTGGCACGCCGCCGAACGTGAACAGGTCTGGAGGGCCTTCAATCGTCACGTTGGCATCGTCCTGGACCATCTTGGCCAGGTCTGACACCTCGGAAGCGCTGGGGTTGAGCGACACACTGCAAGACAGGGTGAAAACGCCGCCGTCCTGCGGCGACATGCTGAACTTCTTGACATCACAGCCCATGTAGCTGTGCCTGCCTATCGTCACGCTGGCCCCTGTGATTTCGTTGGCATAGGCGACCGGGTGCATGTAGACGTTGCGTTCAATGAGTGCATCGGTATTGCCGCGCCACAAAAACGCCTCCAGCGCTTCGTCAAAGAAGGCGCACAAGCGGCGGTCAACCCCCTTGAATTCCAGTTTGACATCGACGGCAAGAATCTTCTCGTTATCTAGGCCTTCTTTGCGGACGTTAAGGTGCTTGATTCCGGCCAGGCCTGATACCTTGAAATGCGGGCGGTTTTGTGTTTCGGTCATTGCTTATCCTGAGTTGGTGGTTTAAGCGGCGGCGCGAGCCTGCACTTGCTCGATGTGATCCACCAGCGCAGCGCAGATGTACTTGAAGTTGGCTTCGTGGTACAGCTTGGCAGTCTTGTCGGTGGCGGCTGGCTCGAAGCCCAGTAGGCGCAGGAATTCGGCGGTCAGCGTGAAGCCCAGGCGGGTGCTGATTTCGCCCAGCTTTAGGGTTGGCATCTCGCCTTGCGCGACCGTGCGGCGCGGCATGGCGACTACGATGCCCGTAAACGTGATGGGTGCGGCTACCGAGTCAGCGGTGGGCGAGGGCAGGGTAATCGTTGGTTGCGCGGGTGCTGCTTCGATGCTGGCAATGTCGGCATTTCGGCGTTCCAAATCACGAGCAGCCTGATCGCGGTCAGCCTGCTCGCGTGCCAGCTTGGCCACTTCCTCGGCCCGGATGCGTTCGCGCTCTTTTTCAAGGCGGTCGGCTTCGGATGCCTGGTGCAGTGCAATGCGGTTCATCAACAGCGCATTGAAGTCGTCAGTAGCCTTGAGAACGATGGTGGCCGTATCGGCGAACAGAAATTCATAGCCTTTTGCCGCCACGCCAAGCCAGAGGAGGTTTGCTTGCACCTTGTCGGCTATTGCACTGGCTTGAATCTTGACACGGGCCAGCTCGGTGTCAACGGCGTTTTGCAGCGACGACAGGGTGCGCAGGTTCTTGGCAACACCAGCAAAGTCGGCTGCGATGTCCGGCATGTACCGTTTGCCATTCTGCGACACGTCCAAGCGATCATTAAGGCCAGCAATGTGTGTGGCGAATGCACTCCTACCACCCTGGATAATTTCGAGCTTCCTGCGGTCAGATTCAGCTTTGTAGATTTTCTCGCACAGCAGGCGGTTTTGCTTGGTCAATGCGCGCAATGTACTGACGGCTGACTGCATGGCGTTGACGCTGGCGATGGATGCTAGGGCAGTACCCTCTGCAGCATCCAGCGCAGCCTCGGCTTTTTCAAGCGTGGTGACGACTGCTTTCAGATCCACGAAGTCCTGATCGGTCTGCGGCGACTTGTTGATCTTGCCGATGTAGGCGGTCAGGGCAATGCCGAAAATATCCAGGTTGTCGATGATGGCAAGCGAGCCGTCTACCTTGACCGACACGGCGGGCAGGGTTTCCTGTGCAGCGGCGAGCAGCACCGGGGCGGCGACGGGCGGGACGTAGGCGGCAAGGTCAAGATCAAACTGGCGCCAGGCGGCGATAATTTCCCGTGCCAGTGCCAAGTCTGAGTAGTACCAGCAATGGCGGTCATCATCCTGGCCGTCGGATGCCGTGAACAGGACTCGCGTGCAGCTTGACACCATGCACTGCTGCTGCATTTGCACGCGGTAGTGCTTGGGCAGGTCACCCCCATCATTTCCATCAGGGCCAGGGTTTTGCAGAATGGCGCGCAAGTTTGCATTCAGCGTCTTGCACTCCCAGTTGGTGTCTTCCATCATCGTCAAGCCATCAAAAGAGGCGCTCAGTTCGATGCCGCCAACAACTTCACTGCCTACTACTGGGAACAGGTCTTCACCGATGATGGCCTCGGCCACTGGCCGCTTGGCCGCTTCAATGGCATGGCCTCGGTCAAAGACGCGCTGCTGCGCTGGTGACACGTCAGCCCGCAGTCCGGTGTACCTGGCGTGGAGTAGTTCTGTGCGGCTTGTGTAGGGTGAACAGTCCAGTACGGCAGCTGCATCGCTGGCGTTGCTGGCGGTAGACCGGTGGGCGCGCCACTCGCTGGAGCCTTGGATAAGGGTATGGGTTTTCATGGCTTATGCCTCAATGTTTTTGGCAGCCGCTTGAATCATTGCGATCTGCTCTGCTGACAAAATGTATTTTGTTGAAGCCATGGCGATAACTTGCTCAGGCGTTTTTTTGCCGGACTCAATAATCACTTGCCATTTCGGTAGTTCATTGGCAAACGACTCGTCCGTACAGGTCGGCAGCAACTTGGATTCTTCTGCCCCGTCATGCTCACTGTCATTGCTGACAGTTACAAAGTTCCCGTCCAGCACCACGCCTTTGCCGGACTCAGTGGCGTTGGACACATCAAGCGCAACAGCAAGTTCGATGCTGCTTGGCATGTACTTGAGGACTTGGAGCAGCGGCACCTTGCGGGCGTACATTTCGGGGTTCTCAAAGCTGTAGTGGCGCTTGCCGACCTTGTTGTAATGGTCACGGTGCGCCCAGATTTTTTCCATCGGCCAGACTTCAATGATTGGCCATTCGGAATCTCGCACACGACCAACGGCATAGACGTACAGCAGATCGTTGGCATTGCCCAAACTACGGCCTGGCTTATGCGTGATAAATGGGCGGTCACCCATGGCGTAGTCAAATTCATCGCCGACGAACACGGCGCCCGTCCAGACCGACGAGCGGCCCGAGCGGTTGGCGATGTCAACAATGCCCTTCCAGCCGGGTACAAACGTGCAGCGGCCCTTGTAGGGGATGAGATAGCCCTGGCCATTCACACCCGGCTCAAGACCCATTTGAGCGGCGACCATGATGGAGCCCGCGATGCTGTCGTGTGTGCAAAGTTGCAGGTCAGGGTTTGTGCTGAAAGCTGTGAGTGCCAAGCGCGTCATGCGGTCAGCGTTCATGTGCTTGGGCAACGCCAGGGTCATTTGGCCTTTGAGTCGGGCCATAAAGGTTGAAAGTTCGGCAACCGGGTTGGGTGCGCGGTTTGTGGATACTTGACTCATGGATTTCCTCGTTTTGGTTGGTGGTTAAAAAAAGTAGGTGAAATAAAAGACGACTAAAAATCCAGCCACTGCACAGAAGCCGACGATGCCGATGAAGTGCTGATGCACCCATGTCACAGCGGCATCAAACAGCTCGAACAGCGTGGGCATGGGGTCGTCGAACATCTGCACGGGCAGTTCTTGGCCGCATGAATATGGCGTTGGGCAGTTCTCGCCGTGGGTTTTGCAGGTCATAGTTGCGCTACTTTTCCGGTCTTCGCGCCGCGCTTGGTGAAGCACTGAATGCTGGTGTCGCTGACCCACTCAAAAGCAGCGTTCGGGCCACACGCCTGCTGGGCTGAAAAGTCGCGTCTGGCGCTCGCCGCCGCTTCCTGCTGACGCGCTTCGATGGCCTGGGCCTCAGCCCAGTCGGCGCTGTAGTCTGGGCCGTCGAGGTGGTGGGCGGCACCCAGTACCAGGGCCAGCAGCAGGGCGAGTGACCAGTCGGTGGGGCTGGTCATATCGCGTCCTGCGGGTTGTACTTGATTTGCAATGCCAGGGCTTTGTCATCACGGGCTCGGGCTTCGCGGGCATGCTGTGCATCGATGTAGAGCAAGCCGCCATAGGTTCTGGCTTTCAGCGCCTGTATGGCGGCGGCGATGTCAAGGTCAAGGTGATCGTCGCAATGGCTGTAGCCGCTCTCGCCTGGGCCGAATTCTTCGCCACAGCTTGAGCAGTACGTGACTGGAAATCGTGGTGGGCAGATGCCGTTAAGAACCTGCTGGAAGATTGGGGCTGTTGCATTCATTCGCTGCTCCACGTAGTAGTTGAAACGTCATCACCACAAAACCGCTGCGGCTACTTAATTCGCCTAGACCGAGCCGTACCAGACTCTTTGCTACCCCGTCCCGTGTTGATTGCCTCGGGGGTTGTCGTTTCGCTTTTGTGGCGCGATGGATGAACTTTAGCAAACTTAAGATTAACAGTCAAGTAAACTTAAGAAAAAGAGTTAAGAGCGCTCTCAGGACAAACCCGCAGACGTAAAAAAACCACCAGGAGGTGGTGGCGATTGGTGACAGGCAACAAAAAACCGCCTCAGTGGGCGGTTGAAAGGGTTGCAGTGATGTAGCTTGGGCGATAGGGGACGAAAAAAACCCGCTCAGGCGTGCATTCGGCCCTGCTCCACGGCCTCTAGCAGGGTGGCGATCTTCAAACCTGCTCGCTGCGCCAGACGGTCAGCACCTTGCCGAAGACCTCAAAATCCATCTTCGCGGTGATATCAAAGGAGTCATAGTCCTTGTTGAGCGACTTGGCGCGGATGATCATGCCGCCCTCGGTGGGGATGCGCTGGAGCTGTTTTATGAAGCCGTGCTTGCCGACCCTGAAGAAGTAGATGCCATCGGAATCGACAACCTTCACGCCACGGTCGAGTAGGAGCGGGTCGCCGGAGTTGTATTTCGGTTTCATTGACGGCCCGAAGCCGGTGACGATGCACAGGTTCTTGACGCCGGTGTGGTGTGGGACGTTCAGGCGCAGCCATTCGTGGTCCACATGCCAGCTTTTGATGAGGCCGGGCTGCTTGTCCTCCAGGATGAGGCCATCCCCCATTGCGCCGCCGGCTTCGTATTGGGGGATGGTGATGTCATCTGCCAAACCTATCCGCTCTTTTCCTGAAGCTTGAATTTCTTTGTCAACAAGTCCGCTTAGGCCTTTACCTGATGCCAGCCATTGTGGACTGCAGCTTAGAAACGCACTGGTTTCAAGAAGGTTGTCACCGCGCATTGACTTCGTTTCACCGCTCAGCCATTGCGATACAGCCGACTCCGAACGCCCAACTGCTCGCGATAGATCTGCGGGAGTTTTCTTTCGCACGGTCAATGCATTTAAAAGCCGTATGGCAAGGGTATTCATTAAGCCAGCTTAACAATTATTTTCTTAAGAACACTTGACTTATTGCTTAAGTTTTCTTAAGCTATTGCGCATGTACACACAAAACTTGCTTAAGTTTATCGGCGGTCAAGCGGCCATCGCACGCGAATGTGACATCAGCGACTCTGCTGTGTCGCAGTGGTCTGCCGACGACAACATCCCTTACGCCCGAAGACAGTATCTCAAGCTGGCGTACCCGGGCGAGCATTGGATTCGATACGAAGAGCATTTGAGTACGAAGGCTGCAAAGACAGAGGTGGCTTGAATGCAATACCTCTACGTCTGCCACTTCTCCAGCGGCCACATCAAGATGGGCCGCTCGATTGAGTCGACAGCGCGCATCAAGCTCACCGAGCAGGCCGACGCCTTGCTGGCCTGGTATCAGGCCACTACGAGAAGCGTCGGCAGCGCTCAGCATTGCGGCTCCCCAACGCAAAACAGGTCCGGGTCAAACGCAGTGGTGCGGCTGCAACCCCGCCCCTCGCTCACTAGCGCAAACAAGATCACGACGATGAGTGCGGCCTGCGCAATCTCGAACCAGGTGCGGCGGTTCAGCGCAATGCCCTTGGAGCGCGCGCCGTTAGCAAAAAAGCAGACCGACAGCCAACCCAGTAAACCGAACTGCCACCACGGCCAGTCAGACATAAGGAACGCCCATGGGTGATACCACAAGGTTGTCGCGCTCCGGGCGCACCCCAGATGGCGGCACGCTGACGCGGCGCATTGATGTGCCGGTGTCCGAGGAGCTGGAGTCCGAGGTGATTGCGCTGGCCACCATCAACGGAATTTCAAAGGCTGAGTGGGTGCGCAACCTGTTGGAGCGGGTGGTGCATGGCGAGTTGTTCATGCTGAGAAGGTTATCAAGGAGTGGGCGCACAGGTCAATCCGACGAAAGTGGGAGCAATCCCAGATGAGTTTGGAATGGATTGCGCTGCAGCTGCAGATTCGCGCCAGTAGGACGTTCGGCTTGGGCTTGCAGGTGCCGCGCTACAACCCGCGCCCGGCCGGCGTGATTCGCCCGGGCAGCGCAACTCACGCGGTACTGGGGTATTTGCAGAAGCACTCGCACTGGCTGAACCACCGACAGATTTGCTCCGGCACTGGGTGTACCAGTCATGCGGTGGACTGGGGTTTGATTTATCTGAAAAGCCAAGGGCTGATCGAATGCGCATCCGACGATGGGCGAAATCCTCGCTATTTGCGTTACCGGGCAATTAACGAAAGAGCTTTGAATGCTGTCCGTTAAAAAAACATCCATCGCCGCCTACCACCACCTGAAGGGCGAGAACTTCAGGGGGCAGCTTGCCTGGTTGCTGAACTTGGCTTCCCAGCAGTTCGAGCGGGCTTAGGAGACTGCCATCAACTACTACCCATTCCACATCGGCGACTACCTGAGCGACACCCGGCATTTGAGCTGGGAAGAGGACGCAGCCTTTCGCCGCCTACTCGACACCTACTACACGACCGAAAAGCCGCTACCGGTCGATTTACGCGCCGTTTGCCGGCTGGTGCTGGCCACCACCGATAGCCAGCGCGAGGCCGTGCGAGTTGTCTTGGACGAGTTCTTTGTGGCCACACCAGTTGGCTGGATCAACGCCAGGGCGGACCAAGAAATTGACTCGATGCGCGACAAAAAAGCATTGAACGAAGCCAAGGAAACGCACGAGAAAGAGCGCATGAAACGCCACAGGGAACGCCGCAGTGTCATGTTTGAGGCATTGCGGGAGCACGGCGTGATGCCGGCGTGGGATGTTTCGATTAAAGACCTGCAACGCCTTCACGATGAAACCTGCAATGCACCTGTAACGCACCTGCAACGCGCACAGGCCGTTTCTGTTGAGGAACCTGCAACGGCTATACCAATACCAATACCAACACCAACACCAAATAATAAAGAAGATAGCTCCGAGCTCCTGACGGACTCGAAGCCGAAAATTGTTCTTTCGGAATTTTCGGTCAACCTCGTGGACTCGACGGACTTCCACGTTCCGATAAAAACCTTGGGCGAGTGGGAGAACGCTTACCCGGCGGTCGATGTTCGGCAGGAGCTGCGCGAAATGCGAGCCTGGTCCATGGCGAACAGGACCAAGCGTAAGACCCGCCGAGGTGTCGAGGCGTTCATGGTTCGATGGTTGGCCAAAGCGCAGGACACGCCAAGCCGGTCGGCCAAGCCGGGGTTTGCAAGCGCTGGCGACTGGACGGCAGCGGCAGTATGAAAAATAAATGGTACGCCGGCAATGCCCGCCAGTTGCTGCAAGAGCGCCAATACGGCAATGTGCCCTATGGCCCCGTGGTGGTCGAAATGACCGGCGGCGCATGGGATGCGACAACCCTGCACCTGAACGCCGATACGCCCGTGGCGAACATGGATTGGCGCATGTTGGTGAACCTGGACGTGTGGATTTGGGCCAATGCCAGCGTTGGGCTTGGTCGGCTGCTCGATGTCGCATTGCTGATCGCCCGCGCGCGGCCAAAGACTTTGATCGTCAGATTCGAGGACGGGGACAAGGTTCACGACGTGCAGGTGGGTGATGGCTTTCACTTGCCAAAGGTTGCTGAGATACCGGGAAAGCACGAATTTCAACTCTGCATCAGCAACAACAGCGGCACAAAAATCGGTGCGGCTTTACGGCGTGCGTTGCTTGAAAAAACATACGGATTGAGCGTGCTATGAAGACCATAAATGATTCCAAAATCGACTTCGATTCGTACTTTGCAGAACATCAAATTGATGCGGCAAAAGTTAGGCCCGCAGGCGACTGGGTTGAGGAGGTCATCGACAGCTTTTATGGACAGACGTCCGCCGCCAATTGGGCGCCGATTGGCTTTGACAAGATGCGCGGCAAGTTTGACCTGCGCGCCGGAGAGGTCACGCTGTGGACGGGAGTCAACGGGCATGGGAAAACCTCGTTTTTATCCGACGTGATGATTCGTGTGATGAGCGCAGGTCAGAAGGTTTGCCTCGCATCGCTTGAAATGAAGCCATCGGTCAGCATGAAAAAAATGACCATGCAAGCCGCTGGCATTGGTGAGCCCAGTATCGGATTTATCCGGGGCTTTCATGGCTGGACAAACGGCAAGTTGTGGATTTATGACCATGTTGGAAAGCTCGCAGCAAGCCGGGCGCTGGCAGTGGCCACCTATGTGCGCAACGAATTAAAAATAGACCACCTGGTGATCGATAGCCTGATGAAGTGCGGCATGGGTACAGACGACTACACGGCGCAAAAGGATTTCGTTGATTCGCTGTGCAGCATCGCCCGCGACACCGGGCTTCATATTCACCTCGTGTGCCACATGCGAAAAGGCGAAAACGAAAGCAAACCGGCAGAAAAGTTTGACGTGAAGGGCGCCAGCGAGATCGTTGACCTTTGCGACAACCTGATGATTATTTGGAAAAACCTGCCCAAGGCAAAAGACCTGGCCGATGCCGAGCGTGAGCCGAATGCCATCCAACGCCGCCATTTGATAGGCCAGATCAACCAAAAACCGGATGCCTTTGTGCGATTGGCCAAGCAGCGTAACCACCCTTGGGAGGGTAGTTTTGCTTTTTGGTTCGACAAGGAAAGTCAGCAGTTTTTAGAGCATAGCAATACCAGAACTATGGCCGCCATGACGTTTGAGCAGACGGCAGAAGAAACGTTTGGCCAATGACATGCGCCACATGCCGAAACTTGCAATCCGGCCCCATGACCAAGCACGGCCTGAACACCTGCAAGCTGGGCACGAACTACGAATACTGGCCGCTTGGTCACAAGTGCGAGAAACATTCGCCAGAAGCGCCGGACAAGCAGGCCGTGCGGGAGTCGTGGATATTCAAGCATGTGAGGTGATCGCGTGACCCTACCGAGCATCACTACCAAGCACTGCGAAGTGATCTTGCCTTGGCCACCGTCTGCACTCAACCCAAATGCCCGTCTGCATTGGTCAAAGATTGCCAAGGCCAAAAAAGCCTACCGCGAAGCCTGCTTTTATGAGGCACGAAGCGCTGGTATTACGGCTGCTATTTTCCCCAGAGATAAAAAGCTGCATGTGAACCTGCTGTTCTACCCACCAGACCGCAGGCACCGCGACCAGGACAACATGCTGGCCGCGATGAAGTCTGGGCTTGATGGCCTGGCATCCGCAATGGGGATTGATGACAGGCACTTCAAGATGACGTTTGACGTGGCCTCAACCATCGGCGGCATGGTGAAGGTGACGATCCATGAGTGAAATTACCCTAGTCAAGCAGCACGCCACCGAAATACCCGAGGCCGACCGACTGGCCGCGCGCCGGGTTCTCTTCGGGCTGGTGGATGGCCTGGGCGAGGGCAACCGCAAGGCGTGGCGGCGTTTCGTGAACGGCTTGATGCGTCTGGAGCCGGGTGAGATGGTAGAGATCAAGACTCACAAAGAGCGTGTTGGCTGGTTTCACAGAAAACACATGGCGATGGAGCAGCGGATCTTCGAGTCGCAGGAGCGCTTCGACACGTTCAACGCCTTCCGGGTTTGGCTGAAGGTAGGTGGTGGCTTCGTGGATTGGTTCCCCGGCCCCAAGGGCGGTGTGATCCCAGTGCCGAAGTCCATCAGCTACGCGAAGCTGGAGCAGGGCGAAATGGAACAGGTCCACGACGACATGGTGGCCTTCCTGCGCACCGCTCACGCCGCTAAGACGCTTTGGAAGCACCTGCCGCCCCCAGCACGCACCGACATGGTGGAAACCCTCCTGGGGAGCTTTGAATGGCAGCACTGACCAACCACGGCGGCGATCGCAAAGGCTCAGGCCCCAAGTCAACCCAGCTAGACATGCGCCGGGTGTGGCCAGTATGAGTTGTACAGGAAACAATTTTTTCAACGTAAAACTAGGAGCAAATTATGTTAATCATCAAGACTTTGGTTCGCGGCGCTTACGACGTTCAGAAATTGCGCATCATGATGGGCAATCGCATTGTCGGGAACTTCAAGGCAAAGCTGGGTCAAGCACCCAGCGAAGCAGAGGATGAGCTCGATGCGGATGGTAAAAAAATACTGGCTATGTTGCGACTGTCGTATCGAAAGATCACGGACGGCGTGAAGGTATTTCCAAACCGCAAGAAGTTCAAGGGCGATGAAGTCATCAGCGAATACACCGAGCTGGTGCTGGTAGATCGCTACATCGCGCTGGAAGTGGACGAGGTAAAACATTTCAGAATGTTGGAAAACGTGCTTGAGGATTACCCGGTTTACACGCAATTTCTAGAAAAAGTGAAGGGCTGCGGCCCGGCTATGTCAGGGGTCATCATCAGCGAGATCGACATTACAAAATGCAAATACTCGTCGAGCCTATGGGCCTATGCGGGGCTGGATGTTGCACAGGACGGGCGCGGTCGCAGCAAGAAGAAGGAACATCTTGTCGAAACGGCGTACATGGACAAGGACGGGAAACCTGCAACCCGGCAAGGCATCACCTTCAACCCGTTCCTAAAGACTAAGCTGGTCGGCGTGCTGGCGTCATCATTCTTGCGCTGCGGCCCGGATAACACCTACTCAAAAATGTACTACGAGTACAAGCACCGGATCGAAAATCATCCGGCGCACATCGCGAAGACGAAAGGTCACCGGCACGCAATGGCGCTGCGGTACATGGTCAAACGGTTTTTGTGTGATTTGTACGTCGCGTGGCGCAAGCTGGAAGGCTTACCAGTTGAGCTTGAGTACAACGAGGCCAAGTTGGGGCACAGGCACGCAGCATAAGCCAGGCGGCACAAGAAACCCAATGTAAACAAGCGAGCCACCATGAAAAAGCAACCCAATGATTCGAAGCGAGCCAATTCGCCGAAGAAAACCACCCAGTAGAAGCGAGCCGCAAATACTTAGAAACCCAGAATCAATCAGCGAGTCACATTCATCAATAAACCCACTGCCCCGTAGCGAGTCACAAACACGAATAAACCCAACGAATCAAAGCGAGCCAGTGACTCTTAGAAACCCATTGCATTGAAGCGAGCCAACCGAAGGAAGAAACTCAGTATCAAAAAGCGAGCCACGCCAGTGGAGTAACCCAACCAGCCGAAGCGAGCCAGACCGACTTAGAAACCCAAGGTCGTTGAGCGAGCCAGCATTCCCAAGAAACCCATGTTGATTTAGCGAGCCAACCAGGGCGAGAAGCCCAGACATCCGAAGCGAGCCAACAAACTATAGAAACCCAAAAGTGCTAAGCGAGCCATTGGAAAGTAGAAAACCACACTTCAGAAGCGAGCCACTTGCACGTAGAAAACCACCGTCACGCAGCGAGCCATTATGAAAAAGCAACCCAATGATTCGAAGCGAGCCACGCTTGGTGAGAAAACCACACGAAACTAGCGAGTCACAAACACGAATAAACCCAGCGAATCAAAGCGAGCCAACACGTAGAAGAAAACCAAGCGCATGAAGCGAGTCAACGGTTAAAAGAAATCCAACCAAGCGAAGCGAGTCACAGAAATTGAGTAACCCATGTTTTCTAAGCGAGCTAAAGCATTCGAGACACCCAGGCGCAAGAAGCGAGCCAGCTAGGACAAGAAACCCATTGAACAGAAGCGAGCCAGTCGAATGAATAAACCCAATAACCCGTCGATTAATGACCGGCAAGCGAAGTTTGTCCGGGAGTATGTGATTGACCACAACGGCAAGCAGGCCGCCATTCGCGCCGGGTATAGCTCAAGGAGCGCAGAGGTAACCGCGTCCAAATTGCTAAGCATTGCTAAGGTACGGGCCGCAGTGGATGCTGCTTTGATGGTCATTGCAAAAAAGACCGAGACAGAGGCTGAATGGGTGCGTCGCCGACTCAAAGAAGAGGCAGACGACTTCTCGAAACTTTCAAGTCATTCAGGCCGGATTCGGGCGCTGGAGTTGGTTGGCAAGATCAACGGCGTGTTTGAGTTAGACAACGCACAAAAGAGCGAAGTTGACGGATTTGCGCGCGAAAAGCTCAAGGAAATGAGGGAGCGGCTGAGTGCAAAACACTGATGACCTGGCTTGGATGGATGAGCTGACGCCGGTCGCACGCCAGGCGCTGCTCGCCAGCGTGAACGACAGCCTGGATGCCGAGAAGATCGCCGATTACAGGCCCTACACCAAGCAAAAGCAGTTCCACGCCATGGGCCAGACTATGCGCGAGCGCCTGCTTCGCGCGGGCAACCAGAACGGCAAGAGCTTTTGTGTCGGCTCTGAGGCGGCCTATCACCTGATCGGCGAATACCCGGATTGGTGGGAGGGCAGGCGCTGGGATCGCCCGGTTGTGGTGTGGGCATCCGGGGAAACCGGAGAGGCTACGCGCGACAACCCGCAGCGCGTGCTGCTTGGCGTCCCAAGGGAAGAGGGGACTGGCGCCATTCCGAAGCGCTGCCTGGGCTTGCATGGCATGGCGATGGGGGTTGCCAACCTGTTCGATTACATCAAGATCAAGCACCAGTCGGGCGGCTGGTCGCTGTTGCGCTTCAAGTATTACGCGCAAGGCCGACGCAAGTGGCAAGGCCCGCCGGTTGACTTCGTTTGGTTCGATGAGGAGCCGCCGGAAGATATTTACGACGAGGGCCTGGCGCGCACGATAGCCACCGGCGGCATGGCGGCGATGTCGTTCACGCCGCTTCAGGGTATGTCAACCGTGGTGCTGCGCTTCCTAGGCAAAGACAAGACCGCCGACCGCGTTGACGTGAACATGACCATCGAGGATGCAGAACATATCCCGGCATCTGAGCGGGCCAAGATCATCGCCAGCTTTCCGGCGCATGAGCGCGAGGCGCGCGCCAAAGGAATCCCGACGCTGGGCTCTGGGCGGATATTCCCGGTGTCCGAGGAGAGTATTTCCGTGGCTGCCTTCGATATTCCGGCACCTTGGGTCCAGATTGTGGGCATTGACTTCGGCTGGGATCACCCGTCGGCCGCCGCGCGACTGGCATGGGACCGGGACGCCGACTGCCTCTACCTGACCCACACGCACCGGGCACGCGAGCAAACTCCGGTCCTGTTCGCTCAAGGGATCAAGGCTTGGGGCCGCTGGATACCGGTGGCCTGGCCGCATGACGGCTTGCAACATGACAAGGGCAGCGGCATTGAACTGGCAGAGCAATACCGGCAACAGGACTTGAATATGCTGATTGAAAAAGCAACGCACCCGCCAGCGCCAGGGGACGAGGAGGGGGCAGGGGGTAACGGGGTTGAGGCTGGACTGATGGACCTGCTGGACCGGATGCAGACCGGCCGCTTCAAGGTGTTTGACCATTTGGTCGATTTTTTTGAAGAACTCAGGCTGTATCACCGCAAGGACGGGCGTGTTGTCAAAGAAATGGATGACATTATCTCGGCGGTGCGCTATGCG